TGGCAAGTTATACAGCTATTCAACATGTATAGCTCAAATCATTGGTGATACTGTGATTTATAATACTCATTCCTACAGTGTGACCACATCAAAGCAACAAGGCTACATGCAATCAGCAACAAACCATTATTCAAAAAAGATTTATTTAGACATCCCGAGACGTGGCCTTGATTCTCTAGTATTCAATCAAAGAGACTTTGAGGAGATTGTAATAAAACCAAACGCCAACAAAGCCAACGATTTATTAGTTAAGGCTTCAAGGTCTAAAAAGTACGCTACTTTATACAGCGGGCAAGCATTTAGCATTATTAAGAATTTAGAAAAATATGCTTTATTTACTGGCCTTTTTTATTCATGCCCCGATATTGATGATCTTCAAGAGCTAGCCATTAAAGCTGACAAGGAAGCAAAAGCCCTTGAGAAAATCAGACGCGCTGAAAGAATTAAAGAGCAAGAGGAAGCTCTTATTAATTGGCGCAAGGGTGAAGATGTGCGCAATCGTTTTGAGATTACAGCATTAAGAATTAAAGAAGATCAAATTGAAACCACAAAAGGCGCTCGCATTCCCCTCGATCATGCTATTAAGTTTTGGGGCTTGATTAAGTCATGGCATGAAAAAGGCGTTTCATATGTTAAGGATCATCATTCTATTCATTTAGGCAATTATTCAGTTAATAGATTTGAAAATGGCATTTTAACTGTTGGTTGTCATTCAATCCCATATTCTGAAATTGAGAATATAGCGCATCAATTACGTTTAAATTAAGGGGCTTAACATGACTAATTTATTAAAGAACTGTTGTTATTTAGTATTAGGCTTTATAAGTGCTTATTGTTGGCTCTTACTATTGCTAGGATTCTAAAGTTATCTTTAAGGGCGTTTAAATAGCGCCCTTAGGGGCTAATTTTGGCCGAAACCATGAAAGGTTAATAAAATGAAAGAGTCTCAGGACATCGAGAAGGCTAAAAGCCTTTTAATAAAACACGCTAAAACAAAAGGCGTTTATGAGAATTTTGGACAGCGTGAAGTAATAAAGCTTAAAGATAAATACGGAAACACACCACAAGTAAGCGCTTTTTTTGATTGGTGTATTAATTACACAGTTTATTAAACCATGAAAGGTACATAAAATGATAGCAATTAATAGCATTAATGAATTAAAAAAACACGTTGATGACAGCCCTTATAATGAATTTTGTTTGAAGCTCAATTATGGATTGAGATCTACCAAAAGAATTCAATATTGGCCAGAATATGATTCATGGTGTATTTTTAACGATAGTGATGACAGCATGGCCGAATATAAATCAACGGATGATTTTATAAAGAATGAATCTTTGATTTATAAAGCCATAAATAGCAATGCATTTTTTAAAGATTAATTAAACCATGAAAGGTATTTAAAATGACACTATCTCAAAAAGATTTAGAGCGCTTACACTGGATTTTTGTTGATTACGTTGAAAGCTGCGATAAGTCACAAGGTAAATTCTTAGATCGTATTCTTATTGAAATTGAATCAGATTGTATGAAATACGGCTTCAAAGATAAAACTAAAAATCTTTATTGCGATGTATCAGATCGCTTTATAAATCAACTTTAAACCATGAAAGGTAAACAAAATGAAACTATTAATTGATGCATATAAATATCAAGACTTAGATGAAGATGCAAAAAAAGAAGTAATTTATTGGCTTGATAATGACCCGCAAGAATATGAAAAAGAAGATGGCACTTTTGGCTATTCTTATTATTGCGATCTAAATAAAGATGAAGAACATATCATTATTGAATTTTGTGATATGAATAATTATCTTTTTAATAAACAAGGCGCACCGATACACCAATTAGCATTTTAATCAATAAACCATGAAAGGTAATTAACATGTATACATCACAAAGGCAGCAAATAGAACTATTAACACAAGCCCTAGCGCTTGCAATCACAGCGCCAACGAATGAAAAGGCCAATGAGTGTGTTGAAATGGCTTATTCATTTATGCGAGGCCTTCCCGCTCAAACTGTAGAGCGTTGCAAGTCTGAGGCCTCGAGAATGGCGGGTTTAATATGAAATTCATAGCTTATTATCGAGTAAGCACTGATAAGCAAGGCCAAAGCGGGCTAGGTTTAGAAGCTCAAAGAACTATATGTTACGCCTACGCCCGCAGCATCAACGCTGAAATCATCTCAGAATATACCGACATCGAGAGCGGCTCTCATAATGATAGGCCTGAGCTGCTCAAGGCGTTGGCATTATTGGAAATTGAGAATGGTTCTCGTTTACTTGTGGCCAAACAATGTAGGCTCACGCGATCGGTTGCATTGATGTCATCGCTACTGGAAAAGAAGGTGCCGCTTACCATAGCGGAAACACCCGAGGCTAGCATATTTGAACTTCACATCCGAGCGGTACTCAATGAGGAAACGAGGCGCCAAATCTCGATCAATACGCGCAATGCGTTAATGGCCGCCAAAGCACGTGGGGTGCGCCTAGGCGCGCCAAAAGAGATGATGAAAATCATATCTGTCAAAGGCGGTCAGGCACAAGCCAAAGTTAAAATAGCCTACGCACTCAAAATCAAACCTATGTTTGACTTAGCCATAGAGAATTGTGGCAAACCTTCTTGTCGGAATATCGCAAAGAAGCTCAATGAACTAGGCGTTAAAACATACTCAGGTAGTACGTGGACAGCGCCAAATGTATCTTATTATTTACACCACATCAAAGACAAGGAGAACATAAGATGGTAGGAAAAGTCACGCCCGATGACATGATGTCATGCTCAAGACTTCCAGCATTGTTAGGGTTCAGCAAGTTTCGAACGCCTAATGATGAATTGAAGTATTCAATTAATGCACTTAACGGGGAAGCTAATGAGTTTACAGAGCAAGAGCCTATGTTATGGGGCAATCTTACAGAGAAGTTAATATTATCCGAGAGTTGTAAAAGGCTTGGCGTTGATATTGATGATCTAGCCCATGATAAACCATACTTTCATCCTGATATACCATTGGCTACAAGCCTTGATGGCACAGCGTCTGGCAATGGCACAACAATCTATACTGACATTGACAAAGGTATTTATGTCATGGGGCATGATTCAATCAAGCTTGATGGCTATGGTATCTTAGAAGCTAAACTCACAGCTCAGGAAGTCGAGAATGAGCCAGCGCCTTATCGTGGTGTCATACAGTTACAAGGTCAAATGGATATTATGAAAGCATCATGGGGCGCTCTTTGTGTGTTATACAAAGGCACAACATTACGCATATTTTTATATCCTATTAATGAAGATCACATCAACATGATTCACAATGCAGTAGAGGATTTTCAAGAGCGTTTGAATAAGTACAAAACCAATCAAGAGATTGAATGGTATGACTTACAAAACTCTTTTGAAGCTAGTCGCGTGTTTGATCGTGCGGAAAAGAGTACGATTGAGTTACCCGAAGTTGAGATCCAAGCTGAGAAGATCATCACAATTCGTGAGCAAATCGCGGAGTTAGAAGCACAGATTGATCGCTTACAAATCAACATTATGGAGCATATGAGAGATCACGAAGTATGTAATGCGGGTCGTTACAAAATCTCATGGCCTATGCGTTCTTACAAAGCACAGCCAGCAAAGACTGTGCCAGCTAAGGAAGCCTATGTTATCAGGCAATCTAAACTATCTATCAAGGATCGCATATGAGACATTATGATTTAGCAACAAAGTCTTTTGAAGATATAGGGTTAAAGCCATTTGGTCACGATAAGCTTGGCCCTAAGTTTGCAGACAAAGATTTTTTAACAGCAGCAGCAAGACTTATTAACAACAATTATTTATTTGAAAGGAAAGCCAAAATGATATCAACAGATATTGAAAAAGCAGAATCACACTTAGAAACAGCAATCACAACATTTAAAAAACAGTACAATCAATTCAATCAGGTTGAGGAATTGTTTTCTAGTGATGCAAAGAAAGCAGCAAGCTCAGTTAAAGACGCAGAAGAAAAGTTATTGCAAGGTTTAGCAAGGGTAGAGAAAGCAGCTAACTTTGAAAGACTTAATCGTTATGTAGAGTTATTAGAGCGAGCAGCTACAGCTATGAATCAGTTAGCAGCTTTAGAAAAGGAAGGCAGACTAGACAAGATAGCCTCTGCAATTAGATAATGAACGATCAAGATCGTTTTGAAACAGAAGTTATGAATCAATTACAACAACAGGAGAAAAGTATGAAAACTATCGCAACAGCCTTTGTTAAGGCACAGAAAGAGTTTGCACCAGCACTCAAGACATCAACGAATCCACACTTTAGATCTAAGTATGTGTCTTTAGATGGATGTATTGAAGCTGTATTGGATGCACTCAACAACAATGGTATTGCACTCATCCAACAGACGCACGATTGTGAAAGCGGTGTCAAGATTGAGACTATATTAATCCACGAAAGTGGTGAGACTTTAACAGGTGGTATCTTACATGTACCAGCACCTAAACAAGACCCACAAGGATATGGATCAGCCCTCACTTATGCCCGTAGATATAGCCTTATGGCTACTTGTGGCATAGCCCCAGAGGATGATGATGGTAATCTAGCTACAGAAAGAGCTGGCAGTGTTGTAAAAAAGCCACAAACTAACTCTTTATCCTTCTTTATTCCCAACAAAGAGGCAATTAGTTGCCCAGATCTATTGACATGGGAGAAGAATTTTGATGCAATGTCTGAACAGCTAGTTAATTCTAGCCTACCAACAGAGGATAAGATAGCAAAACTCAAGGCACTAATAGACGTAAACTTACCGACATTAGATCGCTTACCCGTAGATAAGAAGGTTCTATACATAGGCAGACAAGCCACTAGAATCAACAGAACGAAAGGACAATCAAATGAAACAAATAAAAACTAACTTCAATGCTTTTGAATGGCGTTATCCACGCTCATTTAAAGAGATCAATGGCTATGAATACGAGGTGACAATGGAGTCACCTAAAGAGAAAAGGCAACGCATCTGGAGAGCAACAAAGATCTCCGTAGGCATTGCCTTATCATTGTATGCTTGGCTTATTTATTCATTACGTACATTGTAACTTCGAAGCCAAAGCGCATTTCAGTAGCTGCTGGAGTTGTCCACATGGTGTTAGTCCTTATCTATGACAAGCAAGATTACTTGTTACGCAAAGTATGCACTTTTTGCAAGACAAACTAATCAGTAAAACCATGAAAGCTACCTAATGAAGGAGACTTTATGTTAGATATTGCAGCAGTCATGTGTATGAGTTTGACCATGTTCCATGAAGCCAGAGGTGAACCTATCTCTGGCCAAGTGGCAGTGGGGTATGTGCTTTATCGGAGAGCTGACTTTGACCAAAAGAATATATGCTCGGAGACTTTCAAACCACACCAGTTTGAATGGACTAAAAAAACAAAGCATGTCCCGCCTTACAAAACACTCAAACCATTCATAGAATTATCCCAAAAAATTATCCAACAACAAATCAAAGACAGTAGCAAGGGAGCTAGTTACTTTCATCATGTTAAGATGGATAATCAGTGGGGTATGAAGCCAAGAACTATTATTAACAATCATATATTTTATTAGGAGGATATTATGGATGATGATTTAGAGCAGCCTAAGAAAGTTAAGAAACCACTCAAAGGACTTCAAAGATTATATGAAGAACCGATGGAAGATGAGGACTTAATTAGTAACTTTAAACATGACCATGGCATACAGGATCATTATGACGAATAAAGAAATATGGCTAACGCTAATGTGTATAGTGTGTATATTTATAATGCTATTTGTTAGCGTTGAGGTAAACATTAATCAGATCAAGCCAAGAAGTTTTGCAGACAAAGATTTAAAGTGTATTGATGGCAAACTATTTGAGGAAGTAAAGAAGAATATGTTTGTGACTAACCATCTTGAATGCTTTGAGCAAAGAAAGTTCTAGCTAAGTCATTGATTGTAAAGAAAGACCTACACAATCGCTCTATAACGCACGATCTCTAGGTGGGTAATACCTTAGCCTACCTAGTTTTAGTGTAAAGCTTGAGGTTTAGGGGAAATGTAGAGCATCTGCATGTATTCTGCATTGATCTCTATGTAATCATCCTCGTTTTCAGTGAAAAAAATTCTAATGATTGAAAGAGGTTGCTCCTCAATGATCTCAATATCCCAAATCTTACGACCAATAAGTTTGTCTAGGATATCTAGTTGTTCTGATGTTGGATTTTCCACTAAACAATTTTACCATTCCATTTACCATTTGTGTTAAGAACCATTGGCATTAGTTTAGGTTGCCCATTCAGTATCATTCCACATCCAACAATGAATCTAGTCTTGAAGTTCTTAGCATAGTTAAATGCCATAGACTTCTGATTGATAAGTGATCCCACTTGCATACCCCAAACTAAAGCATCGGGATTGCTATAATAGGACACAGAGAATTTGGTATGGTAGTGGCCTTGCACTGTATTCATTCCGTATTGCATAGCTACCTTGAGTACGTCAGCAGATAATCCATGGGTAAAGAAGCAACGTGATCCATCTGATAAGCTAATGGTAATATCTTCTTCCCATTGCCATCCAGGTCCAACACCCAGGAAATCATTGTAATGTTTAAGATAACCCTTAGGTACTCCATGCTTTAATGCACGTCTGTATAACATAGATGAGTGATTGCTATGTACAATCCTCATCTTAGGAAAGATCTTTTCTAGTGTTTGAATGTATGCAATAGACGCTGCCAACTCATGGCCAGCAGAGAATAGATCTGGATCGCTATCATGCATAGACATCGCATGCATATCTAATTCATCTCCTATATTTATAACTAAGTCTGGTTTGTATTTTGTCTTGAGCGCTTTAAGAAAGTTGAATGCATCTGGGTGGTGATAAGGTATATGGAGATCACTGATTACTAATACGGACTTGTATGCTTGTGCCATTACAGCTCCTATAAATTAGGTATCTGAAAGATAGCACAGTTAGTTTGTTAAATCAATAGCCTGACTTAAACATCTTAGCTTCTGCTTCACGTCTTAGTTGAAGTCCTTTAAGCACACGACCACCAGCACGACAATACTTTAGGAGCGATTCCATAGCAGCTTCTTTATCGCCACGAAGCAACGCTTGACGGAGTGTTGATCGCTGAAATGTACCCAAGCCAAGGTTAAAGGCAAAAGATATAATGCAATCAAACTCGCACTGTCTAAGAGGCACGTTAGGTAGCATCTTAGATACTCCCAACTCGAAACGATTGAGGTCGGATTTAAGAAGTCCATCTATTTCTTCTTGCGTAAAAATTCTGTTCCAAGAATCAGGCAAATGTTTGCCATCGCCGATAAGGTGACCAACACCCACAGTATACAGGTTTGCAGCACAACGATAGGGCCGACTACGCACACCTTCAAAATGTTTAATAAGTTCGATACCACGCTTAGATACTTTCACGTTTCTTTTCCCATGTGCGAGAGCCAAAGTAGAATCCAATGATAGAAGCTACAATGCTCATCTCATCGCTAGAGAATATAGCATCCATAGATTCTGGTGTGAATCCACCAGTAGATTTAACTGCCCATATGAAGCCAGCTACATCAACGAATACAAGTAAGCCTACAAAAGTAAATGCAACGAATGGTCTGACACAAGCATTAAGAGTCTTGACCCATTGTGATGCACCTTCTACAAGCTTAGTGTCATGTGCATATAATGCTTCACGTTCTTGAGCGTACGTTTCTGCGTACGTTCCTTCTAATTCAATAGCAGCAATCTTCTCTTGAGATACAAAACCTTTCTCTGCCATACGCATAGCTTGTTCGTTCTGTAACCTAGCCATCTCACGTTCATGTGCTTGGTCACCTTTTTGCTGAAAAAATCCTAATAAACTCGGGAGTCCACTAGTGGCAAACCCTAAAATTCCGCTGATGATGCTAAACATTCCTAAAATTCCTCTCTATTAAATTTGTATAAATCACAGATGATATTAACATATTTGTTAAACTTCTTTTCATGTGCATCAAAGTCATTGTGTCCATGATACCAAAGCATACAATGGATCATCTCATGCATAAGTGTTTCAGATATCTTTAAGTATGTATCATTAGAGATATCTATTTGTATTCTAGTAGGCTCTGTAAGAAAGTAACCTAGCACCTCACCTTTAGTATTGATGATACTGAAGTTTACCTTGTGCGGTGC